AAGGCGAGCATCAAAGCAGAGGCGATGCCAGACGGTAAGGCGCCTCGGTTGTTGATCGCTGATGGCGATCTCGGCCAGATCATGTCAGTTATGACGATCGGCTGCATTGAACACATACTGTTCAACGCCTACGAGTCGCGTAGCATCAAGCACGCGTCCAAAGACCTAGCCATAGACCGTGTTGTTGCTTCTACTCGGGCGACGGCAGCTGCCGCCGCGCGCCACGAGTTCACCACGGTCGAGGGCGACGGGTCCTCTTGGGACGCGACTTGTCGCGACAAGGTGCGCAACAGGGTGGAATGCCCTGTTGTGAAACGCGTCTCAGAGCGCATTGCCGCCGTATGCGGCATATTCCCCGACGTATGGCACCGCGAGCATTATATGGCATGCTGCGCGGACACCGTGGAGTTGCATAAGCACCCACGCAAGGGGACTGCCGCACCCCCGCTGAGGCTGATAATTCCAGCCATCCGGCGTAGTGGACATAGAGGGACATCGGTCCTCAATTGGCTCGTGAACTTCACGATGTGGTCCTGCGCCGTAGCAGCCGAGCCGCAGCAGCTGCTCGATCCTGCTTGCCGCTTCGTTAAGAACGTCGTCGGCAAGAAAAGCTGGATTGCTTACGCCTTCGAGGGCGACGACTCGCTCGTCAACATGTCGGGATTATCCCCGGCCCTCGAAAAGCGCATCCTGGACTTCTGGTTGCGCGCCGGTTTTGTGATGAAGCTCAAGCTCCGCAAGGCCGGCGATAAGGCGGAGTTTTGCGGGTGTTGGATCTACTGCGACGCGCAGGGACCAACGCTCGACTGGGCGCCCGATCTCCCACGGGCGGTCAGAAATAGCGGACTATCATGTTCCGTAGCGGCCGTCAAGGCGGCGAAGGAGGATGATCTCGATACCCTACGGAATATAGCCGCATCGAAAGCCTTAGCATATGCCAACTCTTTCGCGGCAAAAGTGCCGACCTTCTCAAGGAAGATGATAGAATACGCCGCTAGCGTAAATGTAGCCAAGCTTGACGTACGCCTAGATAGGGAGGTGGCGTGGAAGCTAGGAGCGCTGGCAGAGGACCAGACAACCAACGACACGAAGAAGGAACTCCTCACCAGCGACATCGTAGCAACGATTCAAGCAAAGCTAACGACGCCTGAGGAAGAGCGTCTTCTATTGTCGAAATTAGGATGGGCTGCAACCGATGACGAGATCGAACGCTTCACTGCCAGCCACTGGGACTTTGAGCAACTAAAAGACTTTGA